GCATCTTCATTTCATTATTGGTATGATACGAATCCAGGACAATTTGTGACAACTGAATACCCAGATATTGTATCGGGACATTTGTCGCTAGACGACAAAAGAAGTACCCAGCTCGGATTAAATGATATGCTACTCTGGTACACCAAAGAAGATCCGAGTAATCCAGGTGTATATTATTTATATCACCGCAAACAGAGAGACCGTTTTACTATAGAGCATGTAATGCAAGAGATTGCTGGTACGGCAATGCCTGTACCCCCTTATTTACTTAAAGCAGGTATGCATAAAGGTATACGTGGTAAAGTAACTCTTACATACAGAACTCCGTGAGTTGAATTAAATTATGGAAAATAATACTGACATTAAAGAGATGGAAATTAAGTACGAGGCGCCTCCTAAGCTTACTGATTGGGAGAATGAGCCCCGTGTTGAAGATCTCAAGTCTGATTTCATGGAGGCAGATCAGCATCATCAAGCGCATGTTCAGGATGTTGAGCGTTGGCTTGATAATATGCATATTACAGGCACGGCAAAGCGCCCTAAAATTAAGGGGCGTTCTACTGTTCAGCCTAAACTTATTCGGAAACAAGCTGAATGGCGATACGCGGCACTGTCAGAAGCCTTTCTCGGTAACGAAGACATTTTTGAAACATCTCCTGTAACCTGGGAAGATACTTTAGCCGCACGCCAGAACGGGCTGGTCTTAAACCATCAATTCAATCACCTGCTCGATAAAACTGCGTTTATCGATGACTATGTGCGCACTGCTGTCGACGAAGGCACAGTTGTGGTTCGGGTAGGTTGGAAATCAATTGAAGGTGAAGTTGAAGAACCTAATTACGTAGCAGAACCAGCTGACGATTTCTTGGTGCCTATTCTCCAGGAAGCAATGCAGATGCTGATGCAAAATCCTGAAGGACTTGCAGAACTTCCTCCAGAGTTGGCTCGACATATTCAAGCTACAATGGAAGCCGGCGTACCAATGCAGGTAACTCAAAAAGGTACGAAGAAAGTTCGCAAAGAAATTGTAAATCAGCCAACGGTCGACGTCTGCAATTATGATTCGGTCATTATTGACCCGACCTGTAAAGGCAATATAAAAGCTGCGAATTTTGTTATTTATAAATTTGAAACCTGTCTCTCAGATCTTCGTAAAACAGGACTCTATAAAAACTTGGATTACATCCAGGTAGATAAAAGTGCTATTCAACATGATGCGGATACCTCTACGCATGATGATTCGACGTCCTTTAACTTTAAAGACAATCCCCGTAAAAAATTCAATGCATATGAATACTGGGGTTATTGGGATATTGACGGTACGGGGGAAACCAAGCCGTTTGTAGCTACCTGGGCCGGGGACACCCTTATCCGAATGGAAGAATCGCCTTTCCCGGATGAGGGACTTCCCTTTGTTTCTGTTCAGTACCTACCTAAACGTAAAAATGTCTATGGGGAACCTGATGGGGAACTTCTGGAGGATAATCAAAAGATCGTTGGTGCTGCCACTCGTGGTATTTTGGATATTCTCGGCCGTAGTGCTGCTGGCCAAACTGGCGTACGAAAAGACGCCTTAGACATTACAAATAAACGTAAGTTCGATAATGGACGTGACTACGAGTTCAATGCCCACATTGACCCTGGTTCCGCTTTCTTTACCCATACTTTCCCAGAAATCCCCCAATCTGCCCAATGGATCCTCGAGCTTCAGAACAATGATGCTGAGTCAATGACAGGTGTTCGTGCATTTGCCAACACAGGCGTGTCGGGCGAAGGGCTAGGTCGCAGCGCGACCGCAGCCCGTAGCGCCCTAGATTCTGCTAGTAAACGTGAAATCGGTATTCTTCGTCGTCTCGGAAATGGCATTATTGAGATTGGCCGTAAGATCATGGCAATGAATGCCATCTTTTTATCTGAGGAAGAAATTGTTCGTGTAACTAACGAACAGTTTGAAACTATTAAGCGAGATGATCTAGCCGGCCGTGTTGATATTAAGCTACAGATCTCTACTGCAGAGACAGATAACGCTAAAGCTGAAGAACTAGCGTTTATGCTTCAGACTAATGGTCCGAATAGTGATCCAGGTGAAGTAAGAATGATTCGCGCAGAGATTGCACGGCTTCGTAAAATGCCAGAACTCGCTAAGCGAATTGAAACCTATCAGCCAGAACCTGATCCGATGCAAATCAAGCTTCAAGAGCTCGAGATTAAGAAATTGGAGATGGAAATTGCCAAACTAGGATCTGAAGTAGAAGAGAACTCTGCTGAAGCAGAACTTGACAAAGCTAAGGCTCGTCAGGCACACTCTGAAGCTGATATAACCGACTTGGACTTCATGGAACAAGAGTCGGGTGCCAAGCAAGAGCGAGAAAAGGAACTTCTAGCGGCTCAAGCAGAAGGTAACGCGGCAAGGGACATTGTCCAAGCGTTTCTTAAAGGTAGCAATGAGCAATCCGGCTCACCTACCTAATCTTAGATACGAGGTAATACAATGAGTGAGATTGACCAGCAAGTAGAAGGCGTAACACTGTCTATTGAACAGGCCAAAGAAAAGATTGAGCGGAGTAAAGCACTTCGTAGGCTTGAAAAAAACAAAGATTTTCAATCCCTGTTTCTTAACGGGTTGATGGAAAAGGACGCAGTAAGGCAAGTTATGTTACTTGCGTCTCCTGGACTAAAGGCGCCCGGTGAGGGTGCTGCTGTAGCAAAGGCAGGTATCCAGGCTAGAATCGACATGATTGGAGAACTGTACAATTGGTGTCGTTGGACACATCTGGAAGCAGAAAGCGCAGAAAAAGGTCTAGCCGAACATGAAGAAATGCGTGAAGAGCTTCTGAAAGAGCAGTTGGAGGAATAACCAATGAGTGACTCCAACGAAGAAGTGCTTGACCTTGGTGGGTTGAGTGACGAAGAAATTGCAAAGATGTCGCCAGATCAAGTTGACGCTTATCTGAAAGCATCTTTCAAAGCGGACGAAGAGGGTGAGTCGTCCGACGATGTCTCGGAGCCTGATACAGATCAGGATGAGGCCGAGTCTGCGGCAGCAGGCGAGGAAGAGGACACTGAAGCAGAGGTATCGGGTGGTGCCGACTCTGATTTTCAATCCTTGGATCCGTATGCTGATACGGCAGGTAGTACCCCCGTTGACCAGTCTGAGGACGTCGGCAATGAGGGCGCGTTAGAGGAAGACACTGATCAGAGCACTGCGGCCGACCAAGCCTCAGAAGCAGACAGCGGATCGGAATCTGATGACGACTCAACCGACGACGAAGATTGGAAAGCGCGGTATGAGGCCCTACAAGCAGAATATGACTCAGTCATGGGAAGCTTTAAGGCCTCAGGGCGCACCGTCAAAGTTGAGAGCCCTGACGATGCGCGTCGTTTGATGCAAATGGGCTATGACTACACCAACAAGATGCGGGAGATGAAACCGCGTTTGCGAGCTCTCAAAGCCCTGGAGCACAACGACCTTCTCGATGACGAGAAGTTTAACTTCATGATCGACCTGATGAAGGGTAATCCCGAGGCGATCAAGAAGTTTCTCAAGGACAAGGAGATCGATCCAATCGAGTTGGACCTTGAGGACGGCACTGACTACGCGCCCACTGACCACAGGCCTAGTGATGAACAGCTAGCGTTGGATGAAGTATTGGATTCTTTGCGGGACACCGAATCTTTCCCCCGCACCGCTCAGGTCATTACTAAGGAATGGGATAAGGCGAGTCAGAAAGTGCTGATGGGCATTCCGCAACTGATTGCGGTCATCAATGACCATATGGAAAAAGGTTACTATGACCAAATCGCGGCCAAGGTACAGTACGAACGTAGTCTTGGACGTCTTGCGGGCCTGTCTGACCTGGATGCGTATAAAGCAGTAGGTGATGCAATGCAACGTGAAGGAGCTTTTGTTCCCGCTCAACGTGGTACCACACCGAAAGCTACTACTGGCCAGGGACCCAGCCAGGATTCGAAAGGATCACGTGACTCTGTAAAGAGTCGTAAACGAGCTGCAAGTCCCACGAAGGGAGGAGCCAGCGCAGGGAAAGCGCAAGATAAGAATTACCTCGGTGATTTTACTGATGAGGAAATTCTGAAGATGAGCGGATCCCTGTAATCTTTTAACGATTCAGGACAAGGAGGCCGCAAGTGGCTTTTGAAAATCCCCACATGTACAACGATCCTGCTGGAGGTACCGCTAGTTCGGTAGGTCCTCAGATCCGTACTGATTATTTCGAGCGTAAAGCTCTGGTCGAAGCACAGAAGGAAATGTACTTCGGTCAGCTGGCTGATACGATGAATATGCCCAAAAACATGGGTAAAACCATCAAGCGCTACCATTATCTGCCGATCCTCGACGATCGCAACGTATCCGACCAGGGTATTGACGCTTCCGGCGTTAGCACCGAGGCCGCTTTCGTAGCGAACACGACGATCCTCAAGCAGGTTGTCAAAATGGTTGCTCCGGCTACCGAAGGTGGTATGACCTACTACTTCGAAGGCATGGCAACTGGTGCTGATCACGCGACTGCTCTTGCAGCTGCTCTGGCTATTGCGCAGCAACGTGCATGGAGCTGGGCTGTTGTTAAAGGTTACAGTGCAGGCAGTGAGGTAGACTTTGCTGCATTTGAAACTGCAATCGAAGCCAATGGCTGGACGGTTACGACCGAAAACACTGGTGACGAGCTGAGCAACTATGGCAACCTTTACGGTTCTTCGAAGGACGTAGGTACCATTACTAGCAAGATTCCTGCTCTGTCTGAGAACGGCGGGCGTGTGAACCGTGTTGGTATGACCCGTATCGAACTCGAGGGAACTCTTGAGAAATTCGGCTTCTTCGAAGAGTACACTCGTGACTCTCTCGACTTCGACTCTGACGCTGATCTGCTGATGCACATCACGGAAGAGTGCGTGAAGGCTGCTAACGAAATCACCGAAGATCAGCTGCAGATCGACCTGCTGAACTCGGCTGGTGTTGTTCGCTACGCTGGTGACGCTACGTCGACTGCTACTATCGGCGGTTCTACGGCCGCTGGTAATGCCGAAGACGTCGTTGTGTACGACGATCTTGTGAAGCTCGGTATTGAGCTTGACCAGAACCGTACGCCGAAGAATACGAAGGTCATTACTGGCTCTCGTATGGTCGACACGAAGGTGGTTAACGCTGCCCGTTACGCGTACATCGGTTCCGAACTGCAGCCTGCGCTGATGCGCATGACTGACTACCACAGCAACCAGGCGTTTATTCCTGTAGCCCAGTATGGCGCTGCTACGACCCTGGCACGTGGTGAGTTCGGTGCAGTTGGCGACTTCCGCTTCATCGTTGTACCTGAAATGATGATGTGGGAAGGTGCCGGCGCCGACGTTGGCGATCTGACCGACGAAGTTACGCACCACAGCTCTGCAGCTGACGGTTCTGCGAACGTTAACGTCTACCCGATCCTTGTGGTTGGTGACGGTTCGTTCACGACTGTTGGTTTCCAGACTGACGGCAAGAGCACGAAGTTCAGCATCAAGCACGCGAAGCCTGGTTCTGACATCAGCTATGGCCGTGATGACCCGTACGGCGAGACTGGGTTCTACAGCATTAAGTGGTTCTATGGCTTCATGCTGCTGCGCTCAGAACGCATCGCGGTTATCAAGACTGCTGCTACCATCTAAGTGATGGTGCACTAAGTTGGATAGCCCCTCGGATTGGACTACCGTCCTTGATGAGGGGCTTTCCTTTTCCATAGGTGGATACAGGGATGAGCAGGAAGCTTTTATAGGACATGGAAGTCCGCTTATCCCCGCCTCAATACAGTAATAGACGAAAGGAATTGATCATGCCTAGAGAACAAACTGAAGTTCGAAATCGCGCCGATAAACTCGGTATCAAATATCACCACAATGCAAGTGACGAAACGATCCAAAAGCTGATCGATTCCCACGAGCAAGACAAGCCTTCCGATGAAAGCCGGTTTTTGCCGGCAGAAGAATGTGAACCGATGAGTCAAGTAGAGTACAAAAAGAAGTATCGTAATGGAGTGGCTAATCGTACAGAAGCCGGCAAATTGGTTCGCTGCCGAATTCAATGTATGAATCCAGCAAAGAAAGATTGGCCTGGAGAGATCTTCTCTGTTGGTTCAGCCAAGTTGGGCACATTCAAGAAGTTTGTGCCATTTAACAGTCCTGAGCCCTACCATCTTCCGCAGATTATCTATGATATGCTCACAGAGAAGAAATGCACAGTGTTTTACACTGAACGTGACGATCGTGGAAATAAGATTCGGAAAGGTCGTCTGATTAACGAGTTTGCTATTGAAGTTCTTCCTCCACTCAGTAAGGAAGAGCTGTCGGAAATGGCTCGTACGCAGGCACTAAAGGCCGGACAACAGTAAGGTAATCTACAATGCCAACAGCTAAAGATAGTCCTCAGACATACCCGAATTACACAAACCTTGGTTTAGAGGAAGGTGTATTTGATCGATTGATGCTGGCCTCAAAAGCTCATGTTCAACAAGAGTTTGAAGCAGGTCGGATCAATGCTGCGGGATACGGAAACGTGTTCCTGGGGATTACTGAAGCTGCAATGCAGAGCGCTACTCAGTACTTACTGGGTATGTTGCTTATTGATGAAAAACGCAGAGGGCAGGACCTCGCGAATCAGAAACTTGAGTATGAACTCGAGGTCCTGCTTCCTGCTCAATACGACAAATTGCTTGCCGAAACTGATCTCATAAAAGCACAAATTGCTAAGATCAGTAAAGAACTGGAGAAGATGACTGCTGAAATTTCCTTGATGGGCAAGCAAGAAGACAAGCTTGATAAGGAAATTGAGTTCTTGTCAGCTAAAATCATGACTGAACGCGCAAATACCGAAGCTGGTATTGCCGAAGCTGGATCCCTTATCGGTAAACAGTTGAGCCTATTGACTGCACAACGTATGGGCTTTGCTGGTGATATTCGTTCTAAGCTGGCTAAACTGGAAGCCGATTACGCAGCAGTTTATCAATCAGTGCAAGAAATTGAGGGCGCTACTTCTCTGAATACTGCTGCTACAGATCTGATGACTCCAGCTGAGACGATTGCAGATAACATTATGAGTTTGTCATGATATGGGCCTTTTCAGCAGCTCCTATAAGTACAAAGCCTACGCCGGCTCAAGTACTCTAATTCCTGCTGAAGACCGTGAGCACACGGTAAAATCTCTATTGCTTCAGGCCACCATCTCTGGCCAAAGCACGCTAGCGCAAGCAGTCACAATGGGGCTGCAGACAGATATGAACCGTCGGGCTCTTAAGATGGCTAAGTTTGCAGCCAAGCCAGACGGTTACCCATATGGCTTTCCCAGTGTCTCTAACAAGGGAGGCTATTATCTTCCTCTTGCAACTCTGAGACCCATTGTAGAAGACGAAATCGGAACTACAATTGAAGTCTCGAGTGAATACCGTTTCAATTCTCCTAGTGCATTTCCTTATCTTTGGACTGAAGCTGGGATTAATGATGCGTACGCCAGCTGGTTTACTGGTACACCACCAACCAGCCCGTGGGTTGTTGATGAAGATGAAGTTGAGATCCCAGTAACAAATCCAGATACCGGTAACTATTACCTAGCGGACAATAACAGCTATGAAGTAAATGACTCCGGCGGCAACACAACCATCACGTTTCCTTATACGGATAAAGATGGTGTGGCCCAAACCTGGGAGTCTCCTAGCTTTCCTGTAGTAATTCCTGAAGAAGGACAATGGATTATGTATCGCTACCGTGTAAGCGGTGGAGATCATTATGACTACTTCTTTTACGAAATCGGTTCAGATGGCATTGCTGCCATTGAAGCAAACGTACAAAGAGCTGAGTTTGAGGGGGAATATCTCCCAATTGCTGTCTTAATGCACGATAGAGTGTGGTTTGATGAGCAAGTTCCAGCTGACCCTGTTCTTGAAGACGGCTTAGACCGACTCCTAAAATATTTGTCCCTGGACCCAACAGAGATTAAAGAAGATTTTATTGACTCTATTGAAAACCCAGATCCAGAAACAGCAGAAGAAGATCTTCCAAAATTAGAGGATATTTGGGATTTCTTTGTGCATTTCAGCATGCCTCTACGGACAGTTGATAGAGCAGCACGAGAATACCTATGGCGCCTTTATCAGCATCTTGGCGACAAATCGATTACTACATTTGATGATTACAACTCTTGGGTTGTTTCTCGTGCTGGTGACCAACCCCGTACAGAATTTAGTGTTGAAGAAGGTGAAGAATATACTGGGTATATTGCACGGTACGCCTGGTCATATGTAAAGACCTCACATTTTGATGGTGAATTCACTCCACCGGGGTGGGATCGTCCACTTAAAAATCGTGAATGCTGGTCAGAAGAGTATGCATTGGAGGATCCGGATTACAGAACTGGACTAGACCTGGTTCATGGAGCGGGTAACTACAATGTAGCGTCAGGACAACGAGACGAAGAAGAGCATACATACACGATTGTTGTGCGCCAGAACAAGCTAAGTGAAGGCAATGGTTTACCCACATACACAGCTGTGTTGATGATGGGCCCTTCAATGGAATATCAGATCAATACTTCTGATACGCCTGTTGGTGTAGGCGCCAGTGGATATGTCGATTATCGGTATCGCTTTGTTGAAGTAGAAATCTTCCCTGAAGATCCAGAAGAAGATTCTGAATTTAGATGGCCAATCAATATAGGCATCTTGAAAGAAATGTCGGCTATGCGAAGAGAACCCGCATTGCAAGAAGCACTTGCTGCCACGGTATTTCTGGTCGACAAAATTAAAGTTAAGTGGTATCAAAAAAGTTTCTTCAAATGGCTTATTATTATCATTGTCGTTATTGTGGTAATTTTGACCTATCAGTATCAATTACTTGGTAAAGTTGCAGCAATGGCAAGTGCAGCATTTGCAACAGGTGCAACTGCAACAGCTCTTGCATTAGTGGGTTTGTATGTTGCAATGACATTTGCCTTAGGGTTTTTGATCAGTTTTGCGGGGTCATTGATCGGTGGAACCTGGGGCCAGGTTTTTGTAATCTTGGCTGCTATTTACCTTGCTGGTGGTACGAACTTCCTGAGTAATATTGGGACAAATTGGGGTAATATGGTTTCAAACTTTGGATGGGGAACATCAACAGCTTTCCTCCAAAGTATTGGCCCAGTTGTTAGTACTGTTCAAGTAGTAGTCGAAAATCGTGCTCTTGCAGACCTTGAATCTGATTTACGTGATTTAACGCAAACATCTCGAGAAAAACAAGAGGAGCTACAAGATGCATGGGATGAATTTGGGGGTAAGCCTGGCTGGCTAGACCCAATGGATCTTATAGTGGCGTTTCAAGCGCCTTACATAGAGTCACCGGATAATTACTACCAACGTACGTTGAATGCAAATCCCGGTATTATGAGTTATGATGTGGTTAATGATTTCGCAGAGTTAGCACTAGCAATCCCAGAAAACGGAAATCCTGGGGAATTTATCAATAACATCTTCATTGAAATGGAAAAACAGCGAGGAGCAGTATAATGAGCGCAAGTCCAATGACTATGATGCAAGCATTGGCTGGGACGTCAGGAACAGGCGGGTATAGTCCAATTGCAGGCATAGATAATTCTACTGTATTTGGGGCAATGCCTTCTCCAATGAATTACTGGCAAAATACGCCCTTGGCTCAGCAAGGTTATGAATCAATGATGCAGTATAATGCTGATCCAGCGGCGTATAATCAGCAAATGCAGCAGAATGGGTCAATACTAAGTCCTAGTATGCTTCAAGGAATTTCGCAAGGACTTGGAGCTTTCACTTCATTGGCCCAGATCTATGGAATGTTTCAAAACCTTGGACTACAAAAGAAAGCATTTAAGTTTGCTCGGGAAGGAACCAAGCGTAATTTTAATGCACAAGCTACTGCATTCAATGAAGCTAGTGCCTCTAAAGAAACGGCCCGTAGAGCATACGCAGAAGCTAATGGACAAGATTACAATAGTATGTATGCTTACGGTACTGGTAAGAAAATTGAAAATTGGACATAAGGAAATACCATGTCACGAAGTAATCCCATTAGATGGAATAATGTAGCGATCAAGGACGGCTCGAGCTCTGCTGCACTAGGTAACGCGGCCGCGGGATTTGGCCGTAATGCTATTCAAGGACTCAGCATTTTTAGTGATCAAATGGATGATCGCATTGTTCGTGAAGATGACCGACTTACCAATGAAGCTATTGGAGCTGCGCTACAAGGAGGTCCCTTAGTTCCTGGAAATCGCCGTGTAGATCAGGCAGCTGTCCAAGATGCAGTTGAAAAGCAAGCTCTGGGCTTGCGTCAAGAACGTGCGCTTGAAGATGATTTGCTTAGCTCAGCGGTTAATCGTCGACTAAATACTGCTACTGCTGGAATCAAAGAAAAAGATTTACTCACATATGATGATAGGTGGGCCCTAGAACAATCAACTGCTAAATCTGAAGCGGACTATC